CTGTGCCGTCTACTACGACTAACTCGACTGTAGTAGTAAGCACGTCTACAGCGCCGCCGCCTACAGCTGGATAGTTTGCGAAGCATTGACCAGTGAAGGTCGAACCGTCTGCGTCGAAACTAAAACTAATTGCGGTATCTGGGTTAGCTAGTGCCTTGTCCCAAAGTTGGTCGCACAAAGAACCAGCCGCGCCCCAGTCTGCAAACATTTCTACAGATAGTGTTGCTGTCTGGTCAATAGTCTTATAAGCGCGTCCGTCAAGCACTTCTAAAACCGCTTGGTTTTTTTCTACTGTTAGCGTAACTGTAGAAGCCTGCGCGTCGTAATTGTCTCCGTCTATAGTCAGGGTTAAGTCCCTGCCTGTAATGTAAGTTGCCATTAGGCTAACCCTTCCTTGTTGTTGTTATGTGTTTGTTACTAACTCAATGGTAAGAGAGCTAGTAAGCATTTGCTGTCCTGACACGTCCTGTATCTGGGGCTGTGACCAGCCGTTAATAATTGACGTACCGCTAGGCAATAAGTCAAAGACCGATAAAGACAGGTTTTCTATGTTCGCTAGGGCGGCTTGGTTATCAGCTGCGCCGACTACTGCCGTAAGTTCAAAGCGTACGTTAATTCTGTTACCCGCGCCGCCAATACTGGCAGGCGTTAAGTACGGGCTAGCAGGCACTAGAACCAATGCAGGCGGGGTTATCTGTTCTCTAGGGAAAGCATAGACAACGCGACCAGCGGCGCTTAGGGCGCTTGCTAGGGCGTTACGTAGGCTTACTAGGTCTGCCATTATCCGACCAGACTGTTAGTGTCTACGTCTTTACCTAGTAGACCCATTACCCGCTGTAGCATAGAGCGCCCCAGGCGGTAAGGTGCAGGCGCAAAATCTACGCCTTGCTGTCCCATAGTGCCTTGACGTGTTTCCCAAATATCCACAGCTAGGGCTAAACAGGCTTCTCGAACGCTAGCGTTATTATCAAACAGCGCAGCCTGTGAAGTTAGCACGGCTTTACCGTATGGGCGCAGCGGTGTGGCTATTACGTCTGCAGCTGTAATTGCTACGCTAAATCTATCGGCTCTATGTTCGGTTACTGTCCGTGAACCGTTAAAGGTATTGCCACAAGCTGAAATGGTAAGCGCTGAACCTACTACAAAGTCATGGGGTTCGGCTGTGTAAAAAGTTGCTACGTTATCTTCTAATTCTACAGTGACAATACTTGAACGGTTAAAGTCTAGGTAACTTAAAATTATGTCGCTTGCGGCGTCTGCGACTTGCTGGACTACGGTGTCGGAATAGATTGAACCAATGCCAAGTACAGCCTTTAGTTCTGAAATGCTGATAATTGCCATAAGTTTAACCTTTCATTATTGGGGTGTGTGGGCGGCACAGGGCAGCACCGCCCACACGATTATTTGGGTTTATTAGCTCTGCTGGTAAACGCGGATACCCAAAGGCTTCTTAAGGGCAATAGCGCCGTAACCGTAAAGGCTGATTTCGATTTGTCCAGTTCCGATTGCTTCGGCACGTACTTGACGTACTGGGCTTTCGTACCAAGTAGCGGCTTCTGGTGCGACCAAAATCATACCTTCGTCGCCACCTGCTCCAATGTGTGGGTCTACAAACAAGGAAGTACCTAGTACGTTGCCTACGATTGAAGTTCCATTAACTGCGCCTGGTGCGTTCTGCGGTGCAGCTGCCATGTATAGCGGGCGGTCTGCGCCGTCTTGATAGCCCATGATTTTAGCCCAGTTAGTGCTGTTCGCTACAAGGTTGCGGGCAAAGTTGCCTGAACCTGCGTAAGCTGCAGCGCTTTCTGTTGAAATAAAGGACTGTAGTCCGTCAGCTGTTCCAGCTACTGCGGTTGCATCTGTTCCACCTGAAAGAAGCGCGGATACTACTGCAAGGTCTGTAGCCTTGGCATATGCTGAACTGAGTTCCCTTAGAAGCTCTGTCAAAAAGGCAGGACTTGAACGGTCAATTAACTCGTAGGACACGATAGAAGCGCCTGCGTATTTTGCAACATCAACGGTAATAAAATCCGAAGTCATTGGTGTACCGAAAGTATTTCCTTCTTCGGCAACTTCTGAAACGCTTGGGGCTTGGGTCAAGCGCGGCAAGGTGAAGCTCATTCCGTTAGCTGGCAAAACTCCGCCTGAAATGGCGTCGATAGTTGGGCGTCCGAAAATGGTATTTGAAATGAATTCGGTTAGGTGTGGGGCAAGTGTTAGACCCGTGTTGGTGGTGGTGCTTTCGTCCGCAGCTCTTACGTACTGGCGGCTGTCGTCGTTACCCATAGCAGCTTTAATGCTGTGTTCTAGGTAAGAAGTTCCGTCTACGATTGGGCTTCTTGGTGCGGTGCGAATTGGAGCAGCTGCCTGAATAACTGCGGGTGCAGTCACTTCTTCAGCCGCTTCTACTGCGGTTTCTTCGTTTTCCATAAGAGTAACCTCTTCTTGTTTTTCCTCGGCGGCTGTCGCTTCGGTGGTTTCTGGGGTGTCGCTTTCTTCTTCTTCACTAGCTGCGACGTCTGTAATTAGTGCGGCTTTAAAGGCTGGGTTAGTGACGTGTGCGACTTGCTGTAATGTGGCAGCGCTTACACGCATTACGCCTTTGTCTATTGTGTATTCGTCCGCGCTTGCTTCAATGCTAAACGCAGGGCGTAAACCTTCGGCGGCTTCAATAAGGGCATCTGTTCCCGCTGTTGTCGGGGCGATTTTAAAGCTCATAGAAATACCTGCAGGTGTGATAACTTCACTCCCAGCAATTCCGCGCCCTAGGGGTTCGGTACGCAGGTGCTCCCGATTAAGGATAATTTCTTCAGCCTTAAACTGTTGGAAACTTCCAAACTCAAATACAACAGCGCCAGCGCTGGTATTGCCTGAAATACCGAAGGGTACGATAGTTCCCGTAATGGTTCTATTAGCGACGTCTGCGGCTAGTATCTTGCCGTCAAAGTTAATTAGCATTTGTTTCTGTTCCTCTCGGTGCTAGACCTTCCATAGCCCTAGCTTCTTCTACGTCTATTAAACCTAGTTCTAACATTCGGGCAGTAACTTCCATGCGCTCAATCGCTGTACCGCGTAGGTACTCTTCTACTTCGAAGCGTACGCGCTGGGTCATAGGGGTAATATCGTCCATGCTTAGACGACCTTCTACTGCGATAAGGTAGGGCATAAGCGACAGGTCAATAAGTGAGCGCCGTTCCTGCAAAGTATTTGAATAGGTGCTTGAAGTGCTTTCGGCGTTTAGATACCACGCTGGAATGTTCATAAGGCGGGCTATTTCTGTAGCCGTGTTCATGCGGTTAGCGCTAAGTTCCATTTGTGTAGCGTCAAAACCAAAAGCCTGGACTTCTAAGTTTCCAGATAGGTAAGCGGTTGAGCGCTGCATACGTGCAGCCTTCCAATTAGCTAGCAGGCTGGAAACTTGTGCGGCTGGAAGGTCTACGCCGCTGTTCTTAATGTACATAGCTGGGGCAGGTTCTTCCGCCATACGGCTAACAGCTTTCTCTAGGTCTAGCGCTGTTTTAATTGTGCGACCTGCGCGGGTTAAAATTCCGCCAGTACCTAAACCGTAAAAAACAATTAGCGAGCCTACGCCAGACATAGGCACTAAGTTTCCGTCTACATAAAACCCGTCGATAATAATGCCCGTCAAGCCGTCGGTCTGGTAACTAACTCGTAATGGGTCAATACGTCGGGCGCGTGTTGGGCGTCCGTCATCTGGCGAAACTTCTAATACAGACCAGTAGGCGACATCATGGAAGAGCAGGTCATCAAAGGTATATGACATTGTTACAGCCGTAGGGAGCGCTGGGTCTGGCTGGGTTAAAATTGTGCGCCCTTCAATTTGAGCGCCGTTAATTTTATTGAAAGCCTTTAAAGGCAGGCTTGCAGCTGTTCCGCAGATAATCGAGCGAGCGCGCGCAACGGCTGGCACTTCCATAGCTTCTTGACGTGTCGTAAATGGCGACATGAATAAAGGCTGAAAGTTTTGGCTTGGTAGTACATTGACCGCAGCTGTAACCGTACGCGGTTCGGCGGCTGTGATTTGTGACGTAAGCGAAAATACATCTAGTAAACCCATGTTATTAGTATGCGTTTTATTTGGCTTTGTTGCTAATTATGCAACGTTTTGTAACGCTGTTCACCGTGTCGCGCCTAACGATTAGTAAGCTCTTGACCCCTCTTAGCGCTAGGCGCGACATTCGGAGAACCTTGTGAAAGGTTATACGGACATTATCACAGGTTCGGCTTGTGGCATAGTAGCGTGTCCGACTGCCATAACTAAAGCTACTGCAGCGCTAATTGGATTGGTCGCAGCTCGTCTGGCAATTCTCCAGCCGCCGTCACCCGCTGGACGTTTAGCGCAGGCTACTAGGTGTTCGTGCATAACTTCCTGCCCTGCGTGAATTATTCTCCCGCTGTTCATGGCGTTAAGTGTCTGGTCGCAGGCAATAGCAAAAGTAGAGCTGCCCCAAGGTGTAGGAATTGCGTTTATTTGAGCCCTTGCTAAATGGGGTTGGATAAAGCCTGCCGTATTAGGGTCATATGCCAATACCCTAGGGTTAAAGCGTCTAGCAAGTTCCGCAATTTCCCCAGCTAGCGCTACGTCGTTTATTCCGCCTTCTTTGTGCCACTCATGGACAAAGACCGCCAGATTTTCGTCAGGCTGTAGTTGTACACTTACGAGATACGCTTTTTCGCGGTTGAAACTTAAATCTAATCCCATGTACGTAGGTAAGTCGTCTTGCATGGTTATCTGTCTTTCGCCTTCGTTCCATTTGGTCATGTCCCAAGGCGACGTCATGGACGAAACCCACATACATAAACTTTCTGTTTGAAAGGCTTCTTTCGTGTCGAATTTAGCGCTATCTAAAATACTTTCTAAATCTATTAAATGTCCTAGGGCTGGGTTAGCCTGTTGTATGGCGTGAATGTCTGGCGGGTTCACTTGTGAGCCTTCCGCCGCGCTCCACTCATACCAGCCCATTCGGGGCGATTGGTTCATAAGGGCGCGGGTTCGTAGGCTGTTTAAAACCGTGCTAGCTTCGCTACCTGCGTTGGAAGTTATCCAAGTTTGCCCGCCTGTAGTTCGGGTTAGGGGTACAGCTGCTTGCCAGGCTTCTTCGCTAATTTCGCGCAGCTCATCTACATAAAGTAAATTCGCCGTGCTACCGCGTGCGCCTTCGGACGTCGCCGCCCTGATACTATACTTCCTAATTCGCTGACATTTCTCCGTGCAGCTTTTGGGGTAATGGTGGCAATAGACTTCCAGCTCCTCTTGCCCATTGGTGCGACTAACCCGCTTAATACGCTTACGTGTCCAGTCCAGGCTTTCGGCTAGGTCTACGGTTTGCTTAAAAGTGTCTAAGGCTAGCTGGCGGGTTTGAGCCATAGCTATAATTTGTTTGCTTCCAAATACGTACAGGTGCGCTAGAAAGATTTGACGCACTAGCGCCGTCTTTCCATTCTGGCGGGCAATAAGCACCCCTATATTGGACTTAGCCCAGCCACCATTGGGGTTTAACTGCAGCGCGTCCATAGCTACATACTGTTGCCAGGGTAATAACGGCTGCCCAAATTCTTCGGCTAGGTCTATTACTACTTGACCAGCGCTAGGCAGGTTTTGGCTTGGACTTTGTAGGCGTGGCTTCGATAACCCGTAAATAGTCTTTGACGTATCCAAGCCCATTGGCTTCCTCTTCCTTATTGCCCTGTAGACGGGTTTCCACCGTTAAATGTAATTGTGCCAGAATTTGGGTAAACCTTGCCGCAAGTGCAGGCACTTCTTTAAGTTCTCCAGTATTAAAGGCTGTATCTAAAGCGTAAGCAAGGCGTCTAGTTAAGGCTATTGCTGCGCCGTCTGTCATTGTTAGCCATTCTGCAGCTTGTATAGCCACTTCTAGGTTTTGGCTTATTTCATAAGGTTCTATCTGGGCGCTTCCAAAAGTATCGGCTGGCATTAGTTCTCATCTGGCATGGGTGGGCTTGAAACGAGCGTAGGGGAGAGAAACAGCAG